ATAGTAGCAGCAGCACCATTAACACCCAACTTCAGGGTCTGGGTTGCACCGATACCCAGTTGCAATGTAGCAGAAGCAACTTCAGCAATGACAGGAGATGTCGGACCAGTGGGGAATGTATACTGACCAGTGATAGTCTCATCAGCATCCAGGTCAAGCAAGTTAGCCTGGAGAATACCACCGATAGTCGTACCAGCCACATCACCAGTAACAGAAATATCATTCGAGAAAACAAACTTATCTGTGGTTGAGTTCCAGGTGATAGTAGCGTCAGCCACAGTACCCCTGTCAAAGACAAGAGAGCAATTCTCACCATCAGCCGTTGCATTATCAGAATTGATTGTAAATGACTGGGAAACCGTCCCGTCAATGTCAGCACCCGTGGCACTAAAGTTTGTGACAGACAGATTAGTAAAGAATCCCTCAGGAATTCTATTGGTCGTCAAACCAATTGAGGCCAGGTCAGTAAGCACCCCACCAGATGAAAGATTCATATTGGCAGCAGCAACCGTAAAGTTACCACTTCCGGCATTCACAGCAACCGCATCATCACCATCACCCAAAGTCACAGCACCATTACCTACCAATGGTCCATCCACAGTCAATCCAGCAGTATTGATAGTATCTACAACGGTCTCCACACCATTAACCTGAAGGTCGTGAACTATCAAATCACCTTCAGAATCCAGAGAGGCCATACTCACATTAGCCGAAGTCTGGACATCAAAAATCTTTACATTCACAGCAGTTTCATCAGCAGCAGTAGCCTTAACAACTATCTTCGCACCATCAAAGCCAGCGAATGTAAGCGGAGCCTCCATCGTATCAGCTACATCACTCCGCAAGAACTGGGCACTATCCAGTGAATCCAACGTTTGGGCATTAACATCAGTCAGTGCAGAACCATCCCCGCTAAAGCCAGCTACCACGAGAACATCATCAGCAGCAGACGCCCTCAGATATTTACTGCCATCCCAAAAAATAGGTACTCTGTTCGCCATAATTTAAATCTCCTTTTCGTTATTACTTCTTATACCCATCATCCCTTTTCCCCTTATTATTTGTTCTCTACTTTTTCTTTTACTTCCTGATATAACTTCTCACCATTCAGGCCAACTGCTCTCCGCAACAGATTAATTCCACGCTTGTCTGTTATGAAAATAGTGTCGCTATTCGGTTTTACCTTGAGAAATGTTTTCTTCCCCTTCAGTTTGCCTATAGGAATCCGTACATCTACAGTTCCATCAGCTTTGGTGAGCGTTCCAATATAAATAAACTTTGCCACTATGATACACCCCCTTTCTTTGTAATGACATTATTTACCAGGTCTATGGTATAATCCTGGAAGTTAACCCTATGTTTCCCCTGTATAGTTCTACTCAGGTTGTTGAGTTTAGCCTGGGCCTGGTTCAGCTCATATTCCATAAGTTGCTTCCGAAGTGTCAGGTTATCTACCTGACTTATACCAGTAATCAGTGCAATCCTTTCTTCTGCATCCAGCTTAAAAGTCTCCACAACCTCCTCATTTACTGGTGCTGCCAATACTGCTTTACTTCCTGGAAATTCCACCACCTTACCCTTCTCTTTCTTTTCGTTCATACTAACAAACCTCCTTGAACTTTATTTTTACAGCCACAACAAAGTGCTGTCACAATCTACATAAAAATTATTTGAGTCCCGAGCTATACCAACCTTTTGCACGCACCCTGTCGTTGGTGCAGTTTCTAACATCTCACCAGCGTCAACTGCTGATACGAAATATTCTTTGTCCGGTATTAATCCGGCCATTGATACCCAGCCCTCTGTGACCACCTTTGCTATACCAGCATTTATTTCAATTACAATTCCTATAGCTGGCATCGTAATTTCGTTGTCAGCCTTTGCCGGAACAACAATACCATCCTTTGTTGCCACCCAAGTGCCAACAGTTACTGCCGGACTACACGGTATCTCCTCCTCAATATTTTTCGCTGGAGGCCCTGGAGGACCAGGAGGACCAGGAGGACCAGTACCTCCACCACCACCACCACCCATTGGAATGTAATACATTTTTCTTCCTCCTATCTATAAAGTGACATACTGACAGTACCCCCGTCAGGACTATACATTTCAATGAAATCCCCTTCATCCACTCTTATTATTTTAGGGATATAAGTCGATGCTGTCCCATCAGTAATATCTGTTGATGGATACAATACAGTGTCATTAATATTGATAATGAAACTACAAGTGCCCTTAAATATTACGTAATGAGCTTTGGGTGGTACTATGTAACTCTTTGATATTCCGGCAGATAACACCACAGCGTCAACCCAACTTTGTTTGAAAGCAGATGTTTCAGCATCGTTAGCATCCCTATAATTCTGGAGCATATACATCCGTCCACCTTCTGGAACGGCAATAATTGTTAATGTTACACTTACTGTTTGTGGTGAGTTTGATGCTGCGGGGTCAGTAACAGTAATGCTACCACTATAAATCCCAATAGGCAACCCAGTAATGTCACTACTGCAAGTAACGGCAACACTGTTACCCCCATTATCTGGTGTAAATTCCAGCCAACTCATATCATCTACTGCCGTCCAGGATAGTGTGCCACTGCCTGAATTAACAACCTGGAAAACCTGGGAGGGAGGATTACTCCCTCCCAGATAGGCTACAAAAGAGAGACTGGAGGGAACGAGACTTATCTCCGGCGTAATACCATTATCTATATCGAGCGTTAATATCCACTCCGCAGACGGGCCAACCTCAAATGTCTTGATAGCCTCCAAGATTCCAGCGAGAGTAGGGACGAGGCTAAATATAATAGTATCTTCTATTTCCCCTGGGACTGGGACCCCAAGACTAAATACAAACGTTTCCTCCATATCGTCTCCTTATAATATCTCTTCCAGTATTAGCTTAAACTGACACGCCGGTATTGTCTGTCCTGGGAGGTCTGTATCAGTATCCCACATCCAGGTATGGTGAAATCCACCAATACTGGATTCCAGGTTATCATTACCATCTCCACCAACACCCATTGTGCACGGAAGCCAAGTAGCTCCGTCATCTATTGAGTAGGTTGCAGAAGTAATCCGCCAGTATGAACCATCGTAATCACGAAGGAAGTACGGGATGCTCACCTGGCCCGAAGCCGGTACTGGAACTGTGCCAAAGATAACTGATTCCGGCCCCGTAATAGAATAGTTATCGGGACATTGCTGACTGAGCCATTCATATTCCAATAACGAATATGAGTCAACAATAGTGTGAGTAGTTGGGTCAAAGACCGTAACAACACCCAATGTAGATTGCAGGAACAGGTAATTGTTTATCCTATCACAACCAACCGAAGCTATAACTCCAGCCCCGACAGGGATTGGGATTGTTTCCACTATGGTCGTTGGTGTTGCTTGGTCTCTCCTTTCGAGAACTCCAGTTGTATTATTGGCCAACCAATAAGATATACCATCCCAGGCCAAACCTATGCACTCTTTATTAAGTAAACTTGGGTCAGCCACGGTACTAATTAAGACCAAGTCCTTAGTCATTCTCCTCCACCACGCTGTAGTGGGATTATATGTAAATAGAAGCATTACATCGGTATCGGATACAGCCACACCTTTCCTATTGTTATTCTCGGAAGACCACGTATATGTTGCTGATACAACACCAGTCTGAATATTAATCTTTCTGGCAAAAACTGAAGCCTCGAAACTCTTCGATTTACCAAAATCAAAGTAGTGTGTGGCATCATTATCACAGAATAGAATCTGACTTGTCAAGTTATATCCAGTTCCAGTAAGAGATTTGATACCAACTTCTTGTTTATTCTGATAACCCTTAATACATAGACAATCCATCTGTGCAGGCCAACCATATTCAAAATTTACATTCCTGGTCGTGTATAATTTTCTTGCCATCTACAACCTCCTCCTATTTATTGAAGGCCAGTGTTACAAACCCACCAGCTCCACTAACTACACCAATACTGGCAACGTCTTTTACTATCCTGGCCATCGGCTGATATTCGGGGGCAGTTCCATCCAGAATATCCACAGTAGGTATAACTGGCACACCATTCATCTTCACCCAGAAGTCAGTATTGGAATTAAAAAGCACATACTTAGACCCTGCTGGAACTGGAAGTATCTTTGCTACACCAGCAGTCAACACCAATACATCTACCCAGCCGGATGTTATTGCGAAGGTTTCAGCATCATTGCAATCTCTAAAGTTAACCATCGGCTTCATAATCATAATTATTTCACTTCCTTTTGAATGTAGGTAACTACCAATTCAAGTATAACATTCTGAAGCCAAGCAGGGATTTTACCCCATATTTCTACTATCTTCTCTTTGACATAGGTAGCCTTAACACTACCATTAACGAATCGCTCCTCTGCCTCTAATGCAGCGACTATGAGAGCATCCCAAGCAACATCATCCAAGTGGACTAACTTTCCTACCAACTTCCTAATAAGCCATTTGATTATTAAATTCTTCATTATCGGCCTCCTTATTTTTTCTTCCCCTTAGCTGCCAATTTCTGGAATGTACTCTTACCATATTTCTTGCGACCAATATATGCAGCCAAAGCATCAGGTGTTCTGGCTCCCTTCTTTTTTAACTTAGCACTCAATTCCTTAAATCTTTTACCACTCCCTAATTTTGCTTTTGCCATTTCCTTCCCCCCTTAATACCCTGCTATTTTATCTGTAGCCTGGTATCCCATACTTGTACTCTTGAGTAAATCGTGTAGGTATCCACTCTCCCTGAACACGGGTGGAATCAACAGTAGTCGATATAGATTTTCCATTGCGTGGTCATCTACATCAGTTGGCACCTGCCTATCTTGTGTTGGTGCCCTTCGTCTCCAGTCATCCCAGATATAGTGGGTTATCTCATAGTGATGTCTCTCGCAATTATTGAAAAAGAAAAGACTGGGCAAACCATTCTTTGACCGCAAGCATTCTTTTATTCTCAAGATACCGGATGATTTATCCTTAGAGCCAGCCTCTAAAGGAATCCCATACTTAGAGAGTTCCTCCTCAATATTATCATAAATCGAAGAGCCTCTCATCACATCCCCTTTGGAGGATGGGTCTATTATTACCAGATACACTGGATGGATATTCTCGTGGTGGTCGATTACCCAGTCAGCAATATCCTTTTCATCTCCGTGTTTGTAAATCTCATCATATACAAAATATCTATTGTTGGCGTCAACGGCCAGGAATGTAACCATCTGTGGCAACCGGAGATGAACGTCTATTGCGGCGTAACAAGTGTATCGTTGGTTAATCTTAAATGGGTTAATATAGTGGATACTCTTATCGTAATCCTTATAGATAATCCCAGACAAGTGGAGGAATTGTCCGTGCAGCCTGGCAGCCCTTTCCTCTTCAGGTATCATCTTTGCGAAGTCGTCTTTTGCTTCACGTGTTAAGTATGGATTATCTTCAATGTCAACGTAATATGTCCTGACATTAGGGTCTGGATTAATAATAAACTGGTCATATAAGTATGGTTCACTTAATGGTGATAGACTAAAGAACATATATCCATTGTAGTCCACCAACCCTCGCTTAGAAGCTACAACCTTATCCCTGGGAGGCGGTTCATCGAAACAAACTACGTGACCTGACCAACCTTCAAATGATTCCGTATTCTGCTCATACGTCATTATCTCCAGTGAGCTTCCATTAGTGAATTCATACCAATAGAATACACCTTGCGTATTCCGTTTCCGTTTAGCGATATACTTAGACGGCAGCCACTCATCTATCTTGGGAATCAGTACCTGCTTAACAGTATGTGTCCAATCCTCTCCTACCAATCGTATCCTTACTGGTGGTTCAAATGGCATCTTCCGGCCTGACCACGGTTCGTAACCCAATAGAAATGAAATGAGTGTATTGATTAAAAAGGTCGTCTTTCCTGCTCTATTTCCTCCTAAGTAGAGAACGGTACGCACCTTAGGATTCTCGTGGATACAATCAAATACTGCTTTTTGTTTTGGATGTGGGACAAAGAACTCAATCTTATTATCTTTCCTGTAATTCGCTATTTCCCTTTTTACCTTTTCCCTTGCTCCCAGTAGATTGTCTAACTCGCTTTGCAATGTCTCTAAGTCCATCTCTTCGAGTTTTGTGTTCATCAACAATCTCCCCCTCTATCACCTTCGATTTCCTGTCAATCAGGTCCCGGATAGCATCGACACGGCTATCTGCCGTCACCAACATTTGTTC